CATGGGAGAGGTTGATTCACAGCGGGTTAGCTTTATCAATCGAATCGACGAGTATTTGCCGAAAGACACGACGCCGCGCATGTCCTTCAAGTAGCCAGGCGGCCCGCAAACGGGCAAGCCCTTACATGTGGGTATCAAATCCGGTTTGTTCGGTGAAGACGGCGGCCAGGCGGTCAGCATGCACGCCTTCCACGGTGCCACGTTCGGTCATATTGACGCCGCGAATGGTCAGGAAGCGCACGTCGTACAGGTCCGCGTCGGTCAGGGTCACGACCACTTTGTTGGCCTTGTTGCTGGCGCCGCGGCCGATAGCAAATTGCAGGCCCTTGCCGGTGTTGACCAAATCCTTCGCGCCGGTCATGGCAAGGAAGCGATTGCCGCCAAGTTGGGCAAGGATGGTTTGGGCGATGGTGTTTGACATTTTCGGGGCTCCGGGTAGTTGATGGCTCAATTATAGATAAATTATTTATCTACGTCAACAAGAAAAAGCCCGCACGCGGCGGGCAATTGAAAATTTAATTTTGACTATTGCTTGATGCTTCCCAGCAGTTCCGCCAGGATACCCCGGACCTCTTCCGATAGGCTGGCGAAGCCGGGGTCGGCCTGCACCTTGGTCAACGCCGTGTGCATCGGTTCGGCCAGTTTGCGCACAGCCTTTTTGAATTCAGCTTGCGGCATGTGCTTGGTCGTGACACGCCCGCCCCCGGACTTGACCAAGGCGGCCAGCAGCACGTCGACCGCCTTGTCCCCGTGCTTCTTTATGGCTTCAATGGCTGTTGTGGCCGCAATGACGTTTTCCATTACCATTTTGCGGATTGCCAGGGGTGCCCCAGCCAGCGCCATCAGGCCGTCGACGTATTGTGCGGACGCATACCCCAGGCGCCGGGCAATCTCTTGGGAAGACCAGCCGAAGGCCGCCAGGCGCTTGCACACGACCGCGGCTTCGTATAGGCTCAAGGGCTCCCCGTCATTACCCACCACAAGGGCGACCGTTAAGTCTTCCATGCTGGTGCCCTTGGGGCTCACAATAACCGGCACGGCGGCCACTTCCACGCCCTCACTGATAGCCAGCAAAACGGCTTCGTGGCGCCTATGGCCGCCGGTCACATAGATGACGTTATCGTCGCCTTCACGGGCAACAAAGCCGGAAAGGGGCTTATCCTTGTAATAGCCGTTGACCTTGATGCTGTCAGCAATCCAGCGCACGCGGCCGGTGTAAGTGTCATTCTTCACGCGGGCATTGAAGCCTTCCAGCACTCGCAATTTGTCCGGCGTGACTTGCCACAGGTCAGCACTCACGGCGCCGACTTCCTTCATTGCGGCTTTGACATTGCCCGCGGTCATTGACTGTTCAAAGTTTTCCATGCTTATTCCCCTTCGGTCACAGTTACGGGCCAGGCAATGTAATGGGCTTCAATCAGCACCAGGGCAGCGCGGTATTCGACCGCGTGCGCATTGTCCCCGTGTTCGTCCTGCAACTTACCCTTGAACTCTTCCACGGTGCCGAAGAAACAACCGGCGCGAAGGAATACGCCCTTTTCTGTCTGGAACGCCGCTAAAACGTCTTGCCGCGAACCAATGGGGCCGACTTGGAAAAACGGACGGTCGCCGGTCAATTTTCCAGATTCGCCAAGGTCCGCGCCGTAAAGGTTCGCGCTGCGAAGGTCCGCGCTGCGAAGGTCCGCGCCGTAAAGGTTCGCGCTGCGAAGGTCCGCGCTGCGAAGGTCCGCTTTCGCGTTTATCGCGGCGGCTAAAGTAATTGCGACGCTGTTGTCTTCGCATTCATGTGAAAACAGAATTTGCAGAGAAAAGCGGCTTTTGATTTCAATCTTCATGGTGTACCTCTCCAGGTGGTTAAAAATATGTCACGGGTAAATTATAGCTAAATTATTTATCTAGCGTCAACAAGTTTTTCAGCGGCTTGGATTACGGCCGCCGCTTTCTTGATGCTCTTGACCCGCCGGGCGCCCCGGTAGAAATTCCAGCGGAAGCAATCGCCCGCCCACTCATAGCGCACCAGCAAACCCGCGGGGCCGCAAATCAGTGTCGCCATGGTGGTGAAGTAGCCGGGGCTCATAGATGCACAGGTGCCAGGGGGAACGGCACGCGGTTATGGTTGTTGGCTTGTTCGTAGGCTTTGGCGGCTTCTGCGGCCCCTTGGATGGTGCGGGCGGGGCTGTCAGTCTTTACGAACAATCGGGGCTTTCCGCCGTCCGGCAATACCAGATTGTTGACGCGGCCTTCCACAAGGGCGGGATGGTAGGCATACCCCAGGTCGTTAAGCATTTCCTTACGCTTGGAGTGCGTGACGCGGCGGGCAACGCCCAGGCGTTCCAGCAGGCGGTCGAGTTGGATAGATGAAACCCAGCCCCCGCAAAAGCCGGGGAGCCCTTGGGCGATGGCTTCGTGTACCTCTTGTTCGACGCCGCCCGTGCTGGCGCTGATAGCGGCCGCGGTGCTGGTGGTGACGGGTGCCCGCTGGCAATGTGTGGCCGGGTTGTATTCGTCAGGTATTGGGAACGTGTGGAGCAAGTCCGAAACGATGGCATAACCGTCGGCCCGGAGCCAGTCATAAAGGCGCGGGAAGTAATCCCCATCCATGCCGTCGCGCTTCAAGTCTTCGGCCTGTTGTTGGGCGCTGAATAGCAGGCAAAACCGGCGGTCGTTTTTGGTCTTCCTTACGGCGTCTTGGTGGTTGCTGTTGAACATGAAATTGCCGCACACGTCCGCGCTGATTTGGTCGACGCCCTTGCCTTCAATCTCAAGGCCGTCGCCGCCGGTAATCATCGGTTTTAACTCTTCGATAATTTCGCGCTTTTGGTCCGGGACGTAAATATCTTCCACGCCGTAAAAGAGTTTTCCAATCATCCATGAATTGAATTGCGCGGCCAGCTTTGACGCCTTGGGCCAATGGACATACCGGCGCCCCACGGCTTCGGCAACGCACCGGGTGAACAGGGTTTTGCCGTTACCTTCAACGCCCTGCAGCAGCGGCGCCCATTGGAACTTAACGCCCTTATGTTGCACGCATGCGGCCATGTAGCACAGCAAGATAAAGCGGTCGCGTTCGTCAGGCAGCACCTTTGCCAAGTGCGCCAGAAATGGGGAGCCGTCCCCGGCCTTACGCGGCACATCGACCGGCCAGTAGGTGTTGACGAAGGTTTGGCCGCCGCGTTGCACCAGGGCGCCGGGCGGCATATCAGGCCGAAAGCACGGGGCATTTGCACGCGGGCAGCGGTAAGCCTGGCTTTGCGTGAAGGCTTCCCAAGCGTCCTTTGTCGTCTTTTCGTTCGCGGCGTCCATGGTGAAGGTGTAGCCGCCAAAATGAACTTTAAATTGCTCCGGCTTGAGCATGACGCCGCCGGGCACTAGGACGCGGTGAAGGTCTTGGACATAGACGCAACCGGCAAAGAGCGTCAATTGCATGTCGTTATTCACGAAGCTGGCGCCCGTCACCATGGTCGGCCGGGGCGGTTCGGTGCTGGCGCTGGGTGCCGGGCTTTCAGGCGCCCCGGCCACAGGTTCCAGGGCCTTGTCGGTCAGCACTTCAAATTGACGGCCCACGGCGCCCAGGATGGTGCGGGGCAAATAGTCTTCCCGTTCCCACTTGTCACGGGCCAGCGCGGAGCGGCGCATAAGGCTATCAATGCGGGCGCAATCCTTGCCCGTCCAAAATGCCAAATGTTGCGCCAGGGCGGCGTCGGCGCTACTGGAATCATAGCCGCGGGCGGGGTCAGGATATGCGCGGGCCAAGGCTTCCATGTTGCCCGTCCACAGGTCCGCAAAGCTGGCGCGGCCCCCAAATGCGGAAGCCGTGGATTGTGACCGCAACGCCCGGCGGATAAGTTCGTCGTCGTCCGTTGGTCCGCGCCATTCGGCGGCCGGGCCTTCGGTCCATCCTTGTTCCATGGCTTGCGCGGCGTCCGGCGGGAAGTATTGCGCGACCAGGCTGGGGAGTAGGTGCGTAAAGTCCGCGGCGGCGTCCCCGCTGGCGCTGGTGCCCGTCAGTGCAACGAAGCGCAATTTAGTGTAAAACTCCAAACCCAGCGGGATATTTTTTGTCCCATGAGTAGGCGCCCGGCCGCTTCCAAAAATATGCAGGCCCCGACCGCTTTGCGAAATTTCAACCGCCGCCCCTTGGAACATTCCACACAAGGCCACAGCGACGGGCGACCAAGTGTTGTCGGATTGCAGGCAATTGTCGATATCAAGGAACCACAGGTCGTCGGTTTCGGTGAATACAAACGCCAGCCCGTAGCCTGGCCCGAAGTTCGTAGCGGCGGCCAGCGCTGTCCACGCGTCAGTCCAATACGCCGGGTCATGTGCCGATACGACGCGACCGTCCCTAAAATCACATGGGAACTTGTCAGTTTTACCGGGGCGAAATTGACTTGGAACCAGCTTGTAGACAATGAATTGTCGATATTTAACCATTGCGGCCAATGGGCCGCTCAACGCCGCTTGCATCATTTTTTAAGCCCTTTATTCCAAGGAGTGCGACCCTTCTTTGCCGCCGAAACCTTGGCTTTATGGGCGTCAGACATTGGACCACGTTTCAGGCCCAGGGCGTTTTCATTACCTTTGGATTTTTCGGAAAGTTTGGCGCGAACTTCGGGCGTAATTTCGTACATTCGTAAAGGGGCGCAAAGTTTGGATTTCCATTCATCGGAGAACGGCGGGCGCTTTTTACCGCGCAATGCTTCGGCAATTCGCGCCTTATGTTCGTCGGTAAATTTCTTGCCTGTGTGACTTTTTGAAAGTTGCTTTTTAGTCGACTCACTGTGCGCAAATCCCGACGGACCTTCGCCGCCTTCGGTTTGATTCGTCAGTTCGTAGCCCGCTTCACGTAGCAATTGAATTTGCCGGGTTTCTTCAATAAAGGCGACCGCTTCGGATTCGCAAGGCGAAACGAAAACTTTAATATTATCGACGCCATATTTCAAAATGACATTTTTGTAATGCCGATTGCGATTTTTTGCAAATTGGTAAGCGCGACGACCGCTTCCTTTTCCGACATAAAAAGGGGTTCCGTCTGGCCTGCAATGCAAGTACGTGTAAAAGTCACTCATGGCGCTCAACCTGCCAGGGTTTCGAGTGCGCGGGCCTTCAACTCCGGGTCGGCTTTCTTTGCGTAGGTGTCACCGGCCGCCAAACCTTGCGCGACGACGGACAGGTTCGCGGCCTTGATTGCGTGGCGCATGATGGTGCGGCGAAACGTAACCATGGTGCCGAAATATTTTGAAATGAGCCCGTCGGCGCATTGCGCTTCGCGGGCGACGGCTTCCCGTGTCAGCTTCGACCAGCCCCCAGGCTGTCCGGCAACTTTCACGGCGGCGTCGATGATTTGTTCTTTTCGGTTGTCAGGGTGTAGGCGCATGGTAAGGGTATCCGGTGAATAGTTGTCGCATTATGCGTTATGGTGACGGGGCCGTCAACGCTTGCGGTGCCACCAGTTGAACCCGCGTCGCAACAAGTACGACCGGGCAACGGAAAGCACGGTAAAAATAAAGGTGATTTGCAAATTTTGCCCGAAGGTGAAGGTCGCACCATACCAGGGGTAGACGATCAATTGCGCCCCCAATGTGACCAGCAAACCGACGACCGTGTTGGTCACGGCCTCAAGCAAGGAATGGCGGCGGCTTTGGGTCATAGCGTGCCCCTAAATTGATGCCAATTGCATCTTGAGCGCGTCAGTATCGTCGTCGCGGCTGGCAAGGTTAAGGCTTCCAGAATCGCCAAAGCATTGCAGGGCGCCGCCGACGTCCATGACAAACCCAGCGGAAAGCAATTGCCCACCGTGCGCGGTAAGAAAGAACCCGGCGACGTCAGAGTGCCGCGGCTGTCCCCCAATGGAATGCCACAGGATAAAGCCTAGCCGGTCATGTCTAATATATTTCATAGAGTGCCCTCTCCGGTGCAAAAAGCAGCGTCGCCGCCGGAAGCTGTGACCAGTTGCGCCCAGGCCAATTGCGCCAGTTCGTGCGCGCCCCCGGTGTAATGCCAGCCGACCTTTTTGCATTCGCGGGACACGAAGACGGCCACACATTGCCCGACGTGGTGTTGCTCAATTTTCAGCGGCCGCCAGCCGATAAGGTCAGCCGACTTCATAACCTCGTTGACCTGTTTGGATTCGTTCGCCAGGCCATACCGCACCGGCACGCCGCGGGAATCAATCAGGGCGCCGACGTTGTTGCGGAACAAGCGCACCCCCTTGCGTGCCGCTTCCAGGCGCACCACAGCAGACACGGCCGCTTCACTGGTGCCCTTGACGGTCGTCGGTAGATCGTGGCCGCCGTGCATGCCAAAGAGGGCTTGCAGTTCGTGAAGGGCTTGCATGCTCACACCATGCCGGGCGGCCCATTGGTAGACGTTGGGTGTCATGCTGGCTTGCCGCTCATTTTTTCATGAACGTATTCAAGAATTGCCAACGGCCTGTAATTTTGAGTGACCGAACCGTCGTCGTTCGGCGGCATGCGCTTGAGGGGCAACGGGAAGCCGTCGCGCTCCCATCCGGCCGCGTGCGTAACAGTGACCGGAATTTGTGCCAAAAGGCAGCTAACGGCGTCAAACGCCAGCATGGTTAATGCGTCTTTCATGGTGTCCCTTAAAGTTGATTTGCGAAGTATGACGCGGCGTTGACGGTTCCGTCAATTCCATTTTTTGCAAGCTCGACGCGGACACGTTCGGCAAGCTCCCCGGCGTCCTTTGCGTTGAGGGTTTGAGCGTTGGCGACGTCGATGCCGAAGCGGTAATAAAACCGGCGGTAGCTTTCCGACTCCCCGCGCCCTTGGGCGCTCTCAAGGCCAGCCCACCAGGCAATGACGTTCCGCAAATTGTTTTGCGCTTCCCGGCGTTCCCAATGGCGTCGCTTGACCGCCCCCATCACTTCCGGCGCCGCACCGTATGGAATGACCGGGTCGCCGTCAATGCGCCCAATCTCCCCGCGCAAGGCGGCCAGGGTTTCGGCGTCCAGTTCAAGCAAGTCACCGTCGACAAACTCCGGGGCGCTCCGGGATGGCGGCGGCGGATAGTGGCCGCAATACGGGCAGCATTTATAAATCCGCTCATAGGGCTGGATGCACTCAGGATTGACGCACACACGCATGGGGATGGCGTCAGACTTGCCGCCGCTCTTGCGGTCCCGGCGGTTCAATGACCATTCGCGCTTTGCGTCCGGGAGCCCGTGGCGTAGCACGTTGTTGACGTGGTCAATGATGTAGGCGACCGGCTTTTCGCTGGCGGCAATCGCGGCCTTGCGTTGGGCGTCCGTCAAGTGGGCATGCACGGCCGCGGCTTCCTTGGAAAGCATCAGGCGCAACGCCCGGCCGAATTGCTGGCAGAACAGGGCGAACGATTCCGTCGGCCGCGCAAAGCTCACGACCTCAATTGCTGGAAGGTCGAAGCCTTCCCCGAACAAATCCACATTGACAAGCTGCAGGATTTCCCGCGCCTTGAAGCGCCGGAGAATTTGGGAGCGTAGGGCGTCCGGGGTTTTGGCGCTCACCACTTCCGCGGGCACACCGGCCGCACGGAAGGCCGCCGCAATTTCGGTCGCGGCTTCCACATCGACGGCGAACGTGACGCCCAATTTACCCGGCGTCAGCTTGAGATAATGCGCCACCACGTCCCCGGTAATGTGGGATTTGTGGACGGCCTTGCGGAGTTGGTCCGCGTTGAAGTCCCCGGTCGCCTGGCTCAAAGCAACTTGGGTAAGGTCAAGGTCGGACGGCGGCGCAAAAATGCGGTAATCCGTTAAATACCCCATGTCGATAATGTCCCGCATGGATGGCGCCAGCACCATTGCGTCGACCAGGCCGTCCGCGTGCCGCCCCAGGCCCTTGCCGTCCGCCCGGAGTGGGGTAGCTGTTGGGAGCAACGACCGGGCGGACGGGAACATTTCGGCGGCAATGCCCCACTTGTTCGTTTTTAGGACGTGGTGTGCTTCGTCCTGCACCACAAGCCGCACTTGCTTAAACCATGGGTCCGAAGCGTCCATGCGTATGACGGTATCAACGCCGCCGACCCCGGTCTTCGCGTTCGGGTCAAAAAAGCTGTAACCCAATTCCGCAACCTGCAGCGCACTAATAACCCGTATCAGGTTCGACCCCTTCTTTGCCCCGGCGATGCGATGGCGCACACCGTTACGCGCCAGGGCTATGGAAATTTGGCTTACCAACTCTTGCCGGTGCGCGATGGCGATAGATGCGCCCGGTTCGTCATAAAGTACCTTTGACAGAATCACGGTTTTACCGGACCCCGTGGCGGCCACAGGCATGACATTTAGCGCCCCACCGTGCCAGGCTTCGTACACGCGGCGCTCTAGTTCAGCTTGAAATGGGCGAAGTTCGACCGGCATTTAGTGACCCATCCTATAAATTGATAATTCGCAAAGGTAAATCATTTATCTATTTTCCGACTTGAATTTATTGACGGCGCCGTCAATAATGAAGACGTGCCGCACCAAAGGATATGTTGGCTAACGCACAGATGGCTGTTGACGATGCCGTCAATAATGAAATTGTACTTCAACCAACCAGGAGAATGCAGCATGAACAAGACTAAGACAGTGACAATCAGCGCCGCCGTCGCCAAAGCCCTGGCGCTTGGTAATCTTGACGCCGACCAAGTTTTGCGCGAAGCCTTGAAGCTCAAGCCCGAAGGCTTGCTGACCGCGGAAGGTGTCGTATTCCCCGAAGGAACGGCCTTGCTTGCGTGGTACAAAGACCGCCCGTATTGGGGCCATGTGAAAGACGGCGCCATTGAAATACAAGACGAACGGTTCACCAGCGTATCCAGCGCCGCCGGAAAAATCACACACCGCCCGACGAACGGCTGGGACTTTTGGCAATGCAAGTTTCCCGGCAAAGGTGACTTTGTACGCATCAGCAAGTTACGCAAAAGCGGGAGCGTCAACGGGAACACTCACTAGGCGGCGGTTTGCAATATCGGCCGACTCGGCTTCTTTCTCAAAGCCGACGAAGCCGAAGCCTTCCAGTTTTGCCGAAACACCAAAAGAACCGGAGCCCGCGAACAGGTCCAACAAAGTGCCGCCGGGCGGGCAAATGAGGCGGGCCAGGTAACGCCCCAAGGCGATAGGCTTAACGGTCGGGTGGGTGTTGTCGGCGCCCTTTTCGCGCTTGCTGGCCTTCGCGCAATAGTGGAACAAGGCGGCTTCCAAATCGTCTTGAGTGAAGGCGCATTGCTGATAGAACCGGGCGGCGCTTCCAGCGTCCCCGCGGGGCTCCGCGCTGGCTACACGCTCCCGGAAGTTGCCCACCTGGCCGCCGCTGGCCGGGCTTCCTTCGGTGCCCCGCACTGGCGCTTTTGCGCCGGTTGCTTGCGGGAACATTGCCAGCACTTCCGGCGACCCGTCATGAATGAAATTTGCAGGCCAACGCCCTTCCTCACCCAGCACACGGGCGGTCGGATTTGCGCGGCTGGTGTTCATGCCCCACCCGTCGGCCCCGTCATGCTGGCTTACTGCCATGGTGCGAAGCTGGGAAGCGTCCGCCGCTGGGTCAATGGCAACCCTGCAGCCGTCAATATTGAGCCCGCCCACACCATGCGCCAGCACGTTGGCGGCCACAGTGCCCAGCGCCAGCGGCTTGCGGGCGACGCAAATCGGTTCATGCGCTGGCTTTAGTGCCGTGCCCCAGCCTTCCCAAATTTGCGCGGCCAGGGTAGCCGGTGCGGTAATGTCGAAACTCTCCCCGAAGCCGTACCCTTCGTCGCGTCCGGTTGCCGCCCGGTATTGCTGGCCCACCACTTGACGGTCGGCCCCTGCCAGCTTGTCCAGCGCCTTGGAAATGTCCAAAGACTTGGGGAACCCGGAGCCGTAGACCCACATGATGGAATCCCGAATTTCCGCCCCGGCGTCTTCAATGGCGCATGTCATCCGGTGATAGGTGCGCGACCCGGAGAATGCCAGAATGTGGCCGCCGGGCTTCAAGACCCGCAAGGCTTCGCGCCACATGGCGACGTCGTAAGCAATGCCGGAGCGGTCCCAGGCGTTGCCCATAAATCCGATTTCGTAGGGCGGGTCGGTCAGGATGGCGTCGACGCTGTTGTCTGGAAGCATAGCCAGCCCATGGCGGCAATCTAAGTTCAAAATCATTTTTATCTAACCAGTGTTGACGATGGCGTCATTATCGGCAACAATGGCAACTCTCGTCAATCACTTTAGGAGAATTTTCACATGTCCATGCAGATCAACGTCGACCCCGCCGGGCTGACTCAAGAACAACGCGAAGCCGTCGCGGGCTTCATTCTGGCTTACCCGTCTAAGGCGTGCGGCACTTGCCACACCAGCGTCGCGGCTGAGATTCACGACAACACGGAAGCCGTAAGCCTTCGCGTTCCGAATGCGGTCGCCGCGGCCGTTGCAGCAAATCCAGTCGACGCCGTGTTGGCGTTGACTGATGAAATTGCCCACCTTGCCAAAGAGGGCGGGGAGTTCGACGCTTCCGTGGCATTCGGCGCACCGGCTGGCGATGCTACCGCCGCGGCCGTCTTCGGGAGCGCCCCGCCCTCTTTGTCCCTTGGGGCGACCGCTGCCCCCTCTATTGCGGTTGCCGCTCCGTCCTTGACTGCCCCCGCGGATACGACGGCGACTACTTTTGCCGCGGCCCCGAACGTCCCCGCACCCCCTGTACTGAATACCGCGCCCGCGGCGCCGATTGCTGCACCCCAAACCGGGAGCCCTGTCGGCGGCGTTGATTTGGACAAAACCGGCTTGCCTTGGGATGGCCGCATTCATGCCGAAAGCAAAGCCAAGATTGCCGACGGCACATGGCGCAAAAAGCGCGGCGTCGACGCGGCGTTGGTTGTCACTGTTGAAGCCGAATTGCGCCAGGTTATGGGCGCCGCCCCCGCCGTCCCTTTGGCTCCGGTCGCCCCTATCCCTGCCCCACAGGCGGCGACTGTGACAATGCCGACCGCTGGGGTTGCCTCTTCGGCCGTAGCTGTCCCCGCGCCCCCGACCGCACCAGTGGCACCGGTTGCCCCGCCGCCGCCCGCGCCTTTGGCTCAAGCAGCACCCCCGGTCGGTAGCGTGCCGCAAGATGCCCGCGCCCAATTCGTGGGGCTGGTGGGTCGTGCGTCCGCTGCAATCCAGGCGGGCAAGGTGACGCAAGCCGAAATAACGCAATGCTGTGCCGCCGCAGGCGTGCCCGCGCTGCCCCTGTTGGCAAACCGCCTTGACCTTGTGGCCCAAGTTGCCGCCCAGGTCGACGCCATGATTGCGGCCCGATAATGTCAGCCGCCCATTCAGTCTTGCCGCCTTCCGGGGCGGCGGCCTGGCGCCGTTGCGGCCTTTGGGTTGCAATGAATCAGGCTTACCCGAAACCGGACACGCCCGAAAGCATGGAAGGCAACGCGGCGCATTGGGTCTTTGCCGAAATGCTGGCCGGTCGCATCGTTTGTGAAGGTTTGATTGCACCCAACGGCGTCGTCGTCACCGAAGAAATGATTGAAGGCGGGGGGTTGGTTGTCGAAACCGTCCGCGCCCGCATTCCGGTAAGCCAGTGGCTGCACGTCGAAGAACCCGTAACTATCGGACGGGTTCACCCGGATTGCTGGGGCACGCCGGACATTTGGGCGTTCACCCCATTTCCGCCAGTGCTGGAAGTTATCGACTACAAATTCGGTCACAGATTTGTCGATGAATTTGAAAATGACCAGGGTATTGCGTACATTGCGGGATTGATTGAAAGGCTTGCCGACGAAATTGGCGAAGGTCCGGGCCTGTTCGACCAACGGCTTAAAGTCAATTTCACAGTCATTCAGCCGCGATGCTTTTACAAGGGTTCCCCGGTTCGCACTTGGTCAGTTGTGGCGTCGTCCCTTCGCGGCCACATCAACGCGCTTACGATGGCCGCCGACATTGCCCTGGCTCCAAATCCGCCCGCCGTGACAAATTCGGAGTGTGGAGATTGCCCCGGCCGCCATGCGTGCCCAGCGTTGCAAAAGGCGGCTTACTACGACGCTGAATTTGCCGTGAAGTCGTCCCCCGTGGAATTGCCCCCAGCGGCCGCCAGCCTTGAATTAAAGATGCTGGAACGGTCCTTAGAACGGTTGCAAAGCCGCGTCGAAGGCATGCGCGAAGCCGTGGGGGCGTACATTCGGCAAGGCCATTCCGTGCCCTGGCATCGTGCGGAACAAGGCTACGGTCGCCAGCAATGGACCATGCCCGTCGACCAAGTGTTGGCTATGGGTTCGCTCATGGGCGTCGACCTTTCAAAGCCTGGCGTAAAGACCCCGAAGCAAGCGCAAAAAGCTGGTGTTGACGAAGCCGTCATTAAGGCTTATAGTGTGACTCCATCGGGGTCAATCAAATTAATTTCCGATAACCCAGCCGATGCGCGTCGCGTCTTCGGCACATCAACGTAATAGGAGTTTTCCAAATGGCAAAAGTAAATATCACTTCCCCCGTCGGCCGCATCGTCATGGGGTCGCTGTATGACCCCAGCACCACGGACGCCGAAGGCAAACCGCTGGTCGTCAAGACCGGACCCAATGCAGGCCAGGCCCGCGTCAACTACTTTTTCGCGCTGGCTATCCCCAAGGGTGCGGAACCTCATTGGGCGCATACGCCTTGGGGTCAACAAATTTGGGCTATCGGCAACCAGGCGCACCCCAACGCCGCACAGTCCCCCGCGTTCGCGTGGAAAATTGAAGATGGCGACTCTCAAATCCCGAACAAGAAAGGCCGCAAACCTTGCGATAACGAAGGCTGGCGCGGTCATTGGATTCTGAAATTCTCCGGCGGCTTCGCCCCGAAGGTGTACCAGCAAGAGGGCGCCGGTTACGTCCAAGTCATGCAAAAAGACTTTTGCAAGCCTGGCTATTTCGTTGAAGTGGCATTCAGCGCCGACGGCAACGGTTCGACCAGCCAGCCGGGCGTCTACCTCAATCACAGCATGGTTTGCTTCCGCGCTTATGGTGCTGAAATTTCCTTTGGTCCGGACGTGTCGTCGGCTGGCTTCGGTCAATCGGCTTTGCCCGTTGGTGCCAGCATGACCCCGCCCGCTGGTGCAATTCCAATGCCACAAGCTCAAGCCCCTGCAGCATACGCACCCCCGGCGCTCCCAGGTGCCCCGGCTGGCTACATGCCGCCACCAGTGCCCGGAATGCCCGCCGGTGTCCCCGTGTTGCCTGGCGTGCCGATGGGTGCCCCGGTTGCCGCCTATGCGCCCCCGGCCGTCCCTGGCATGCCTGCACCCATTCCGGTGACGCCTAACCCAGCGTTCGTGCAAGTCCCGCCCCCAGCGGCCCCGATGGCTCCCCCGCCAGCACCGCCCGCCCCTATGGCCCCGGTTCGTCAAATGACCGCGGCGGCCAATGGTGCAACGTATGAAGCCTACATTGCCGCCGGATGGAACGACGCGCAACTCGTGGCAAACGGCATGATGGTTGCCTAACTCAAACCCCTGGCCCTTCGGGGCCGGGTGGGTTGCCAAAATATTTTTACGTGACCTCTTGCGTTAGATAAATAATTTATCTATAATTGAGCCATCAACTCAATAAGGAAACTCAAAATGTTTAACGCTAACCAAATCGTCAAGGGCATCAAGGCTGGCACTTTCGTAATCCTGGCGCTTCGCACGATTGGCGGTGAAGCTGGCGCCCAGGTGAAACCTGTAAATCCTGGCAACCACTCGCAAGTCGGCCGCGGTGAAATGTGGTTGCCTCTTTCGGCAATTAAGGCGCTCTAATCGTGGCGAAACTGAAAATTACCTTGCAAACCGGCGAAACCTTGGATATTGAAGGTCGCCGGTTTTCTCACTACGTTGCCAATTTTCGTTTTTGGTTTTTCCTACATAAGACCATTGGGGGCGTCGGCCTTACAGTCACGCACTACGAAAGCGGCAAGCGGGTTTGCGAAGTTCCGCACCACATGGTCGCGGCGTGTTGCAATGACACAAAGTCGGCCGCAAAAATGGCGCTCGATAAGCTCATTGAAAAAGCTGGCCCGGAGCGGGTACGTTCGATTTTGGCAGGAGCATGATTATGCAAATCCTACCACCCCCACCGGCCACAACAAGCCGCCCCGTCGCCTTTTACGACACGGAATGTTTCCCGAATTATTGGCTGTTGAAATTCCGCCCCCGCGGCGGCCTGGCGTATGGCTTCCGGCTTCGCGCCGGTCAAGCGTTTGACCAGGCCACGGCCGCCCGCATTCGGCTACTGTTTGAAGCCTTTTGCGCGGTCAGTTTCAACGGCAATTATTACGACGTGCCCATGATTACCGCGGCCCTCTCCGGCTACACCGCGGAGCAATTGAAATGGTTAAACGACCGCATCATTGTCGAAAAGGTGAAGCCTTGGGAATTGGGTTTGCCTGAATGGAAACCTTCGGACCATATCGACGTCATGGAAGTGGCACCAGGTGCCGGAAGTCAAAAGCAATACGCCGGGCGCATTCATTGCCCCACCATGCGCGACTTACCCTATGACCCCGGCCATTACGTGACCGAAGCGGAAATTGTTGAAGTCGACGACTATTGTGAAAACGACCTTGCTGTACTTGAAGCCCTCTTTGATGCACTGGCGCCGCAAATTCACCAGCGGGTCGCACTGAGCGCACGCTATGGCATTGACTTGCGGAGCAAATCGGATGCACAACTAGCCGAAGCTGTATTGAAACGGCGATGCGAACAGGCCACAGGGCAACGCATTTTTAAGCCGGAAATTGATTGGGGTTTGCGCTTTCGTTACAAGGTGCCCGCGTTCATTTCCTACAGCTTGCCACAGCTTCAAAAGGCGCTTGAATTGGTGCGCGAATCCATTTTCATGCTGGGACCAAAGGGCACGGTCGAAATGCCGCCACAGCTTGAAGGCTTGCTTATCACGATCAACCAGTCGACCTATAAAGTGGGCATTGGCGGATTGCACAGCCGGGAAGAAACCATTGTCCACCGCTCCGACGAAAATTGGGTTTTGCGGGACAACGACGTCGCCAGCTATTACCCGTCGTTGATTCTCAATTCTGGTGAATGGCCCCCGGCACTTGGGCAAACCTTTTTGCAGGAATATGAGGCCATCAAAAACGAACGCCTGGCCGCCAAAGAATTGCAAGGTAAATTGAAGAAAGCCGGACGCACTGAGGGCGAAGAATACGAAGACGCGAAGGTCGGCAACGAAGGCGGCAAGATTATGATTAATGGGACTTTCGGCAAGACCGGGAGCCCGTACAGCGTTCTATTTGCGCCGACCATGTTGATTCAAACCACAATCACGGGGCAATTGTCCCTTTTGATGCTGATTGAATGGCACGAAATTTACGGCATTCCTGTTATTAGCGCGAACACCGACGGCGTCGTTATCAAGTGCCCCCGCGACAAAGTGTCCGTGAGTGAAGCCCTGATTGCCGAATGGCAAAAGCGCACGGGGCTGGAAATGGAAACCGTGGAATATCGGGCGGTCTACTCCCGTGACGTGAATAATTATTTTGCCGTAAAGACCGACGGGGAAGTGAAGCGCAAAGGGGAATACAGCACGGCCGGTTTGGTGGAGAAAAAGAACCCCGACGTCGAGATTTGCGCGGACGCCGTGGCCGAATTCTTGTCGAAGGGTACGCCCATTTTTTACACCATTGCGGCATGCCGTGACATTCGCAAATTCGTGACCATTCAAAAGGTCAACGGCGGCGGCGTGAAAATGTGGGGCGAAGGGCCGCGCAAGGGTGCCAGGGTCATGGATATGGTCGGCACGTTGCAGGCGTCCGGCTGGGTCAAAGAGGGTCGCAAGTGGCGCAAGGGTGACAGTGTGACGGACGCGACCACAGCTTACGGCGCATGCTTCCAGCCGCAAACGCCGGAATACTTGGGCAAGGTGGTGCGCTGGTATTACAGCACCCAGGCGCCCGGCCCTATCGTCTATGCCAGCAACGGCAACACCGTTTCACTATCCTACGGTGCCCGGCCGTGCATGAACTTGCCGGACCAATTGCCGGACGATATCGACTATGCGTGGTACACGTCCAAGGCCGAAGCGATGTTAAAAGATATCGGCTTCTATGCGTTGACGTAGGTAAATTATTGATCTATAATCAGCCCATGAACTCAAAACCCCGCCTTTACCATTTGGTCGCCATCAATGACAAGACCGGCAACAAAGTTTATTTGACCCGCTACCCAATGGAGCATGCGCAGTGCATGACCATGAAGAGTAAGCAAAGCGACCGCGTGTCGTATATCCGCATTCAAGTTGAAGAGGTTTAACCCATGATTAAATTCAAAATTACAGTCGACGGCCATGAATATGAAGGCGTTTTTGCGCACAGCTGCGACGCGGTCATTGATGCCACCGAACGCTTCCCCGAAGCCCGCCGCATCAGCGTAAAGCCATGCTAATTTTGAATCCTGGCCTTATGGCTTCAATGGATGACGACCACTTGATCCGGGTGCTTGAGTGCGAACCGGCAATTATGCGGACGCCCGCCGAAATTGAATTGATTGGACGGCTGGAAGCTGCCCTTGATGAATTGGCCGAACGCCCCGAAGCCGACGCAATTGATGCCCGCGTAACGGAAGCAATCGCCCAATACCCGGAAGAGGATTTTTTAGAAAAGCTGGCCGACCGGGTGTTTGAACTTGGCGAAAAGCTCCGGGGCGACAACAAAGCCGAAGCCCACGCAATCGCCAAAGAACTTACCGAACTTGGGCAAACCGTGGCTAACGCTGGCGCCTACGGTGCCGACGAATTGAACCAGATACTTAACCCGAAAAAGGAGAATCCGAAATGCGTAAAGTAATTTTTGCATTGATGCTTGCGGGCTTTGCGGCCACGGGGCACGCCGCATGCGTCAGAATCGCCGCGGACGGTACGGAAGGCCCTTGCCCTGTCCAAGTGCAGCGGGAGCCCGTGGTGAACCCACAGCAGGCCAGCGCAAGCCCTTGCACGCTTGGGGGTAAGCTGGCCTATGATGCCTATTTGCTGGCAACACCCGACGCCATGTGGCCGTCGGCAAACCGCCTGCACTACGCCGTCGATTATTTGGGGGACATGATGGTGGAAAAGCACGACCGGGCGGTCGCTCACAGGGGCGTCGAAATTATCGCAATCAAGCTGCAGGCCACGGGAATGCGTAAGCCGTGGGAAGGTGCGGCCTATGAAGCGGCGCGGGAATTTATCGTTAAGGAGTGCAACAAGTGATTTACAAGAATGGAACGAAATTGGTCGACCGGGCGTCCGGCGCCGTGTTTATTGTCAGCGCGTCGGACGCGAAGGAAACCTGTTACCAGGGCGCCAGCGGCTGGGGGTCCGCGAGGACTTCCGAAATTGCCGTAATCTTTGAGGCCGACGCGCCCGAAGCATTGTCGGTGCTGGATACCCAAGAGGGTGGGGACCATTACAAAAAGCTGGGTGACTATCAGCCGTGGGAAGTCTTGCGGCGTTGGCTCACGCCCGAAGAGTTCCGCGGGTACATGAAGGGCACGGCGATTGCGTACCTGGCACGGGAGCAAGACAAGGGGGGCATGCTGGATATCAAGAAAGCCACCCACACGCTGCAGGGCCTTGCCGAATTGCTGGGGGCTGAATAATGGCCGCCCGCGAATCCGCCGCAATGGTCAAAGCCCGCAAGATGGTGACGGAACAGGGCGTTACGCCCTATGCCGCGGCCGCTAAAGTTGGTTTGACCCGTTCCGCCATTTACATGGCCCCATGGTATAAGGCGTGGAAGCTGCAAGAGCAAACGCGCAATTGCAAGGAGTATCCAAAGTGATTACATTTATCGCCGGTCTTTTCATTGGTGCGTTTTGCGGCTTTTTTACCGCGGCGCTTTGTGCGGCGTCAGCCAGGGGCGGTCGGAATGACAAAACGCCATAACTGCCAGGCACGCCAGTACGGCGACCAAATGATTTGCGCCCCGTGCGGGCTCAATTGGGACGTCAACGACCCGGAGCCGCCGGAATGCCGCAAGGTCGACCGGCGGTTTAAAGCGGTCAAGGATGCGGGGAAGTTTGAAAGCAAGCCCCGCGAACCGGGGCGGCTTCCCGATACGCTCCCGGACGACGTGGCCGTGGAAATGGTCAAGACTTACCAGGCCAACGGCGGCCACGGGGCGGGCATGCAAGCCGCTTACCGTTTATTTTTGGATAGGGTGGAACTGTGAAAAATCAAATCACAATCCCGGTCGGCCTGTTGGTAGTGCTGGCCGTCTTCGCTTTCGTTGGTCACATGGACTATGAAGACGAAAAGGCCGCCCAGGCGCAATACTGCGAAATGGTCAAGGCCGGGCACTGGCCGGATTATCAGGGGACATACCGGCGCGAATGCTTGTGGCCCAGCCCCGTGCCACGTTGAGCCCTACGGCGTCCGTGTCGCCTTCGTCAAAGAGTCCCGTAATTCCTGCATCAAATCGCTGTAACGCTTGCTCAAGCTCGGCCCGGTCGAAGCAGGCAAGGCCAGGACTTCGGGAACCGGCGGGGGCGGCGGGCACGATACGGCTACCGGCACGGGCGTCGCGCAACCGCTTATTGTCAGCACGCAAGCCAGCCAAAGTAATTTGATATTCATGGTCGGAATTCTCCTTTATTCGTTTGTCTTCGGCCGCTTTCGCGTCGGCCAGCTTCTTTGCGGCGTCCCCTTCGGCTTTTACAGTGGCGACGAAGCCATCAAACCGCGCTTGCGTGGCCGCCAGGCGTTGCCCCTGCACCCACCAGGCCCCGGAGCCACCAAAGGCCAGCCCAAGCGCGAACAGGGCCGCCAGCGCCCAGGGATTGCCGACAATCAGCTTCCACATGGTCAAGCCGTCACAGTGGTGGTGGTGATTACGCGCAAAATTGCATTGACCATGGGAAGACCGACGGCAATGATGGCGTAAAAGTTGCCGGGCAAATAGGGTTGCAAAAGTCCGGTGCCAGCTTCAAGGGCCACCAGGGCGGCCACAAGGACGTTGATAATGATGGTTTTCGATTGATACCAGGGTTTCACGGGTAATTCCTCCAAGGAAGTTGATAATGCGGGCCGAATTCTTTTGACCGTCATTTGATACCGTCATGCTCGATACTGTAATGGTTACCGTCATTGAACCGGCCGCCCCAGCGGCAAAGCGGGTCGAGGGATTCCCAATATTCCCCAAGCGTTTTATGGTCTTCCGTGTTGGACAAAAAGACTCCGTCGCGGAATAAGTTGAAGTCCACAGCAAGCCTTTGCTTGTGGTTGCTTGACGCGTGGCTGTAGCCAACTTTGACGCCCATTTGACCATGGACCCTCGGGTCGCGGAATGCGTCCCCGAATGTCAGTTCATAGCCATGTGCGTATGCGTATTCGATCAGCTTCGCAATCAGCGCGGTGAACAACCGCTGTTTTTGCCCCAATGTCATTTGTCAGCCTTTCGGTCTATCTTGTCTTCGATTTTGTCCAGCTTCGCAAAAAGGGCCTTGATTGAATCTGAAAATTCATCTTTCTTGACATAGGCCCCGGCGACTAAAACTTCAATCTCCCCGACCTTGGTTGCAAGTTGCTTGTCGGCGGTTTGCAAATCTTTGACGGCTTGCCAAACCGCATTTAGCAGGAAGCCGATAAGGGCGCCAAATCCCGCCAAAAGCCAATTTATTAATTGTTGGTCCATTTTTATACAACCGCTAACGTTATGTCATCTATATAACCGATAGGCGTTCCCGATGCCGTCCCGAAAATGTTTATCTCAATCTTTGCTGTTGCGGTCCCTATCGGGGCCGGTGTCAGCGTGTAAACGCTGACATATGTCCAGCTTCCGACATTGGTCGTAACGGCCATAAGCGCGCTACCCCCCAAACTTGTCCCGCCAGCATCCAAATAATCAATTTGGCTATAGAACGTCGCACCAGTACCGGTAATGCCAGAAACTTGATACCAATATCCGCCGACAAAAAACTGCCCCGGCTGACATGGAATTGACCTTGCGGCCGAAGGGGTGTTTGCTACCGTAGCCGCAAAGGCCAGAGAGTACGACCCTGTATGCGCCACAGTAGTCGATCTGGCTGGCGGCGTCACACCCCCTAGCGTCCAATCCGTCAGAGCCGCGGATTCAAAGCCACCATTTGCAAGAAAGTTGCACCCGGCCCCGATTGCAGGATGCACCGTGGTATGCGCCTGTGCTACGGCCGCCCATCGTACACGCCCAGACCCTGCCACTAAAGAACGGGACGGCGGGCTGTAGGTAACTGGCCCAAAAAGTAGATTCGCATCGAAGCGTAAGCCCCCGTTGGTGCATGTCGCATCCACGTAAAAAAGCTCATACGCCGACTTGTTACCAGTAACTACGACCACCCCTGAAACTCGCAAAAAGGAGTTCTGAGCGGCAACCTTCCCCCAATAATTCGCATCTGTATCAGATTCAATGTAGCCGTTCCAATAGACGCTACCTGCCTGCACATCAAACACGTTTGGCGTGTAGTCAGCAGAACACCCATTGAAGTAGGTTGAGGAATCAGGATTTAACTGCCTAATTACGCAGCTAGACCCACCCTTCCCTCCCCAATAACAATTCACAAAACTATTGTTTTCGCCGCCGTTTGTGGCGACCTGACCTAAGATGCTTGCGTCATATCCGGTGCCACCAGTAATGCCAAAATTGCAGGCGATGAACGAGAATAGGAACGCGCCGTTACCGAATTCAACATCACGGTAGAAATTAGTGAACGTGCAATTCTGGAGTGTGACGCCCGATAGCCAATACGCCGGACCAGCTAGAGGGTTCTGGTCAATCCCTTTGATTGCGGTCACGGGGGCCGCCGCCGATCCCGTACCAAAAAAATGAAGTGCTGAAATCGGGTGAGCCTTGTTTGCCCCATTCCGCCCGTTTGCGTCGGATATTGATTGGGCGAACGCCATTGCGTAACCCGAAGTCATTCCGGAAAAATCGAGTAGCGTGCCGTTGCCGTTAACAGTTACTGTATTCGGGTACAAGGTCAGTCCGCTATCGCATTTGACGGAACTCGAAAACGGCGGGAATTCGACCGAAGCGTTACCCAAAGAGTTTGCCAAGTCAAAGGCTTTTTGAATGTATGTCGAGCAGTCCGTTGATCCAACATTGGTTCCCAATGGAATGAAGCGGTCGGCCCAAATTTTCTTTGACATGTCCGCTTTGACGGTCGTCATAATGGCGCCGGTTCCGGGGGGCGTGTAGGTGATGGCGTCAGAGTTTGCACCCAAGCTGTAAATGTTGGTCGCGTCCCCGACAACATTTTGCACGCCGCTAACCTGCACACCCGTACCGCTGGCGGTTTTTGCGGTAATCGTAAAGGTGCCGGTCGTGTTGTTGATTACGGCCCATTGCCCTTCAATCGTTGGAAAAATCAAATTGAGGTTTGCGGTCAATAGGCCGGTAATCACAATGATGGGCTTACCGTATTGCAAAGGGGTCAGGGTGACGCTTGAGCCCGTCATTGTGACCGCCGCAATTCCCGTCGTAAAGTCAGGAACCCACCCGGCGGCCGCGGCGCCCGCATCATTCGGGTCAGTCACATTGTTGTCGGTGGTGTTGAACCAGTAACCTAGGCCGTCCGACCGCATGATGCGGGCGCCCTTTGGATACCCGCCGACGTTTGAATCGGCGGCGAATGTCCCGTCGAATGGATACCCGCCGCCTGCATTGGCCCAACGGATGATTGCCGACATTTCGTAAAGAATGCCATTCATGTCCAGGCCCGAAGGCGGGACACCACCGGCCGCAATTGGGGTGCGCGTCAGGGGCGGGAAGCCGTCCGTAAGCGATGCGGCGCCAGCGGTAATGCCGATTTGTGACGCGACCGGGATTGTGCTTTTCCCGCCACCATTGGCGAAGGGCAAAACCAGTTTGCCGGGAATGTTAGATAGTTGCATTGATTGCCCCTTGTGGAATAAATACGCCTTGCCCGAACGGTGCGGCCGATTCGCCCGCTTCCGAAAAGCCAAAAAGAGGCAATGCGCTGTTGAACATTGAAGACGCAACCCCGGCCGGACGCGGCAAGGCTCCCGATTGCGTGATAATAGCAAATTCGTAGGTCGTCAGGTCAAATTCAAACGTATACCGTAGCGCCATGCCGCCCATGTCATTGACATAGCAACGACCGCGGTCGCCAAACAAATTTTGCAAAAGTTGATTCAGCGTCGGCGCATTCGTGGCCGAAATATTCGCCAGGGCTTTGACCAAAATCAGTTTGCGATAGGCGTCGTCGGCTAAAAAGTAAGTTTCAGAAACCGGCGGGACGCCATCATAAAACGGGGCTTCGTCAAATGGTTTAGCTTGCGACCCGGCCTCATTGAAACCAAAATTCAAAATTGGGGGCGGAATAAGCAAAGTCCGCACAATGTTGACGATGCGTCCCCAAATGTCCAGGCCGAAGCCTTGGGCGGTTTCCACATTCCAAACGAAGTCGTAAAACGTGTCGAAGTCCGCCCGCGGGTCAATGTACTGGTCCATATTGCGGACCAATTGCGTGATTGTGGCCGAATTGCCATATTGGCTGATTATGGTTTCTTCGACGTTAATCATGGTCAAACCAGCGTAACGGAAATGTCAGCAACACTCAAGGTCGGTTTTTGGTCAATGCCGACGGCGACCTGGCTCAATGTTGGGGTGCTGGTGCCAATCAAGACGCTGATAAGGGACACGTTAGGGGCCACGCTCACGACGGCGCCATAGTAGCGGCTGGCAAGCACCAATGAGCCCATGCGCTCCCGTGTCGTGCCGTCGGCCCCGTTAAACCGCGCAATGATGACGTCTTGAACAAGTTGCACGATGTTGGACGGCAAACTTACATCATTGACCAATTGCACGGCGAATTTGACCGGAAGCGCCGCGGGGCGCTCAAATTTGACAGTGTAGGTCGGTTGCGGGTAGTTGTAGCCGCTGTCGTCAGTGACCACGACGGACGTGTTGCCGTTGTAATCACACCCCACATCCTTTTTGCGCCAAATGGCGGCGGCAATATCGGCGTCGGCGCCGCCCACGACGGCCACATAGACCGAATGCGGAAGTAAAGGGTAATCCGTGCTTCCTGTCAGCACCGTGTCGCCGCTGGGGTTGTCCTTGACATAGACGTCGAGAACGTCAGTCAGCGCGAACACTTCCGCATAAATTGCTGTCGGCGTCCCCTTGCCGTTTAGCGCGACCGAATTCTTGCGGCGGTATTCAAAGTCGGCCCGGCTTTCAACGTCCTGGCCCATTGTGCCGTCGGCCGCGTTGTTGATTGCGTCCCAGCCTGGCACAGCTTGATAAACTTGAATAAGCGTACCGGCAGCGCATGGAATGGGGCCGTTTTCGATGTTCTGGAATTCAGCGTCGACGGTGCCGGTAATGCCGATTGTTGCGGCGCCGGATGCGGCGTAAGTGTTCCCGCTGGTGTCTTGGGCCAAAGTGCCCGCGGGAATGACGGTGCCCACCAGGCCCGTGAGTGTGGCCGTGACGGCGGTCGGCGTGGCTGGCTTGCGGGTCAAAAAGTAAATGCGCCCGATTGCATCCTGAAAGCGGTCGGCGGCATATTGCGGGTCGACCTGATTTACAACCGTGGCGATTTCGTTGTTTTTGTCAGCAATAACGGCGGCTTGGCTGGATGCAAGTTGACCTTGCGGGGTTTCAAGCGCCGGATTAAGGCCGCCGCCGAATGCCGCATTCATGTCGGCTTGAACGCCCGCCAATACGTCAGTTTCCGCCGGAATAACCAAACCAGCGGCCGTAAACTGAATTTTTGGTACTGCGCTGGATGCCATCATTGCCCCTTAAAAGGTCACGCCGTTGGCGGTCCCTGTTTCATCAATAAACTGAATTTGTCCGGTAATCTCGCGGGCGTCGAATGCTGAAATTATACATTGGGCGGTCACGACGCCGGGGACCGTTAAGGCGGCCTTTTCAATGTAGCCGGTCAGCAGGGACGCGGGCGGTAAGTGCCCTAAAACGTCATCAAAATACGGAATGCCCTTGGTCGTCGCATACCACAATTCACCCAGGAACAGGCGCACGGCGCTGGCAACGTCTTGCGCCAGGGCGTAAGGGGGCGTCGCCATTGCGATATTTCCGGCGCTATCAATGACCAAATCCCATGCGGATTGATCTAGTAAAAGTGTGTTGTATTGCGTCATGTTGGGGGTCCGCTGTTGCCGCCGCCAGGCTGCACGCCCGAATGGTTATGATTATGAACGCTTGTGCCCTGTGCTGTCACGTCGCCCGTCACGTCCATGGAGCCGGAGAATTGCGCCGCACCCCCGCCCGTTTGGGAAATGGTGCCATTTAGGACCGTGGCGCCGTTGACCGTGAAGGTGGGAGTCGTGACCGTTGTCGACGTGGTGCCGTTGATTTCCACAGTAGCCGCGTTCAATTGGATATCGGGAGCGTCCAGCACCACGGCGACCGGGGAATGAATCTTGATGCCCGCGGCGCTGAATTGGACATATTGCGTCGGGGTGCCGTTGAGCATGCCGCCCAAGTACATACCGTCGGAAAAGCTGTATTGCCGGAAGCTGCCCGGGTTGCCTTGTTTCTTGGTCGCCTTGATCTTGGAAATATCGCGGGATGCAAAAACGCAAACGCCAATATCCCCTTTTTGCGGGTCCATGATGATGCCATTGGCGCCGCCCTGCAGCCGCAAGTACGGGACATTGTGAACGGTCACATGGGGCGTCGGGTTTCCCTGGCCGTCCAATTGATTGACCAGCGGCGTGACGTCGACCAGGCCCACCGGGGACAGTGCCCCGGAGTTCGTGCAAGATTCCACACGGACCAGGGTCGCGGTTTGCATCTTCGACAACGCCTGTTGCACCATGAAGGCGATATTGTTGAACTCCCCCCAAGTGCTGGAAGGCTTCAATTGCCCGCTGGGGATGCCGTTAGCGTCCGGTGACTGCGAGGCCATTTTGATTCCCTCTGATTGTTGAAAACCAGGCGCCGCCCGGTTTCTCGGATTCAAGCCGATGGTTGACCGAAGTTACAACCCATTCCCCGGCCGCCTGTTGCACGTCGGTTTCCAGTTTGACGGAACCGCCGAAGGTAACGGCCGGATTGAATAGGGTTTGAAAATTGACGCCCACACCGTCAAACGTCGGATAGCCCACCAGGCCGGACGCTGGCGATATGAGCGGAATGATTACCTTGCGCGGGACGTTCGGGGGCGTGATAGCCAAAATCTTGTCGTCAAGGTACAGGTCGCACCCGGCGGCCCGCGCAAGGTCTTTGGCCTGTTCCATGCCGGTATTGGGCAAATAAACGTCGGTCAATTGCGTGGTGACGCCGTTATTTTCAAAGAGGTAACCCAGGTCGCGGGCAATTTGCGCCATGACCGAAGCCACGTCGACGCCACCCTTGAAACTCCGGGGCGGGATGGCCTTTAAGGCGTTGAAGAATGCAGATTGCGCCTGAATGTGCAAATACACGTCCGGCATGCTTTGGTAATCAGCCCAGGCGTTGACGATGTTCCCGGCGAATACCAGCGTTTCAGCGGCCCCGTCGATGGCGAACACTTCCACGGTGTTGGGAATCAATAGGCCCGCTTTCCATTGCAACGTCGTTACGCTGTTCATGTCGGCTTGCTTCACGCCGAAAACTTTAGCGCGTAGCGTGCCCATCATCATGCCGCCAGCCTTTTCGATATCGGCAATTGCGCGGAAGCCCTGCAGCGTGATTGTGTCATTATTGCTTGAACCGAATTTGCCAGTTCCCAGCGTAATGACAAAGCGCAATTGCTTTTTATTCTCAAATGAGGGCATATTCTTCAGCCGTCAAATAGACCAAAGTGAAGCGGTCGCCCAATCCAGCGTAAGCCGGGTCGTTGCTGCCTTGGGTGTCAATAAAAAGTAAGTTTCCAGCAAAGCCGGTGTATTCGCGGCACACCAGCGGCACGGCGTCGCGGGCAATCACGCTGGTTACGATATCCACGCCGTCCGCATTTATGTCGACAAAAATCCCTTGCGGCTTTTGGTTAATCAAAAGTTGGCAATTCTGGCCGCCCAAAACAACCTTGGTCGATTGGGACGGGACGGGCTGTAAAGGTACGCTTTGCATTATTTAATCAACCCTTGAAGGTAGGCCCCGGCTTTGTCCGCCAGTGCCGGTATTTTGTCCGCCAGGCTCTTGAGTGTGGAAGCCTTCGGCGTTTGCGCCTGCACCTTACCATTGTCAGCTTGCGGCGTGGCGCTGGCGTCCTTTGGCTTGTCGACCTGCCCCTTATTCGATTGGGTATAGGAGGCCGAAACCTGGCGTATTTCCTTCAAGGTGATTTCCACAATCAGCAGGGTCGCACCCTTGTTGCTCCGGCGCTGGTAGTTGTACCGTTCGACGCTGTAATTGATGTAAGTCACTTCCGGCGTTACCACGCTGTAAAGGTCCGTCGATTTGCAAGCGGTGTCGATGGCTTCCAAAAATGTGCGCCGGTTCTTTTCGCTGCCAGTGAGGCACAGCGTAACCACGGGCGACGCGGGCGTTTCGACCTTGTTATAGCTGGCGAAGCTGCCACGCTCAAGCGGGAAGTCGCTTACGCGGGTTTCCTTGGAATAATCCACGGCGCCGGTCGATAGGGTGGAGCCCATCCCGGCCGCGTCCAATGCGTTGCCAATGAGGCCCGAAAATTTGGCCGGGTCGCCCAGGGCTTTGCCTTTGCTGTCAAAGATACCCCAGCGCGTTTGAACTTGGAAAATGCGCCATAGCATACCCTGCAGCAAGCCTAGGCCAGCGCGGGCCGCCGGCGGGAAGTTGGGCGAACGCGGCAAGGCCGGGACGCCTGGCAACTTGGGCACGTCGGGAAAGGGGATAAGCGCCATATCAATTCAGCCCGTAATTTGCTTGAGAGGTAAAGAGGTAATCCAGCGACTTGCCCATGTCTTTGGCAATACCGTTTGCATCCGTGGCCGCCGAATAAACTTTAACCTCCCCAATGTGGGTTTCAACGCTTCGACTTCCAGCCCCAGGGGCGCCCGCAAGGTTGCCTTGTGCAACTTGACCAGCACCAGCCCCGGCGGCCGCCTGAGAGGCCCCAGGCACGCCCCCAAGCATGGCAAGCGCCAATTGTCCGCGTTTCGCGGCTTCACCAGCCCGGTCGGCCGGGCGCTCATAGTGCATTGACACGGCGGCGGCCGCGGCGGCGGCGTTGCTTGTCCCGCGCAATTTGGCCCCGGCGCCGCGCTCATTGCCTTGCGTCAATTCGTAGTGCATGAAGGCCATTTGATCTTCAAGCGACGACCCTTGAATGGGTTTGCCAAACTTCTTTTGAAATTCGGCTTGCCGGTCGGGGTGCCATTGGGCGATGCCGTAAGCCTTGCCGTTGTCACCCACAGCCCCAGCATTGAAAGCCGATTCACGTTTGATATTGGCCGCCAGCCCGGCCGCTTGCTCACGCGACCAACCTTGGGCCTGAAAATAGGCCATGGCGGCTTGCTCTTGGTTCGACGCACCCTTACCCCCAGCCGCGGGAGCCGTGGCCGCTGGCGCTGGCGTATCGCCTGGCTGCAGGCCGACGCCGGGGATACCAAAGAGCGCCGCCTTTGCCGCAATCTTTGCGCCCGAAAAATCCCCTTTTGCAAGTGACAAAATTGCATCAGCTACAGCAACCGCACGCACCAGCATGTCGACAAGCAAGTCTTTGAGAAACTTTAGGCCGGTTGCAGCACCCTTAATTCCGGGCTCCCATTTCGCCCAATCAATGAGGGTGTCGCCGCCGCGCTTGAAGGTTTGGTAATCCTGCCACAGTGCGGCGATTGCGGCGGCCAGCGCCAGCACGGCGACCACAGTCAAGTTAATGGGGATAGTGGCCGCCGCAACGGCGCCAAGACCGACCGCAATGATGGTCAGGAAGGTTTGCACGAACTCTTTGTTTTCCTGCATCCAGGCGCCGAAGTCAGCCATGACCGCAAAGAATTTTTCAATGGCTGGCATTGCGGCCGACAAGATTTCGCGCCCGAAGGCTTCAAAACTTTGGCGGCTATCGGTCATTGCCAATTTGAGGCGGCTTGATTCTTCGGCCTGTTTCTTCGTGACGGCCCCAAATTCCTTTTGCCGCTTAATCATCAATTCGACTTCGGAACGCCCCTTTAACAAAAGTTGCATTGTTCCTTGGTCAAGGCCCATCATGCGGCCCATATTGTTGGCCGTGGTGCGGTCCATTTTGCTGAAACGGTCGGACAGTTCCAGCAGCAGGTCGTTGACGGGTTTGGCTTTCCCTTGGGTGTCCGCCAGGCTCAAGCCCAGCGCGGAGAAATAGGGGATAAGGCCGCTTTGCCCTGTAAGCTGCAATTCCGTTTGCGACTTACTGAGCATGTCCATGGTGCCTTGAAGCCCATCAGCGGAGCCCCCGGCAAGTTCGGCCGCATTGGACCAGGCGGACACGGTTGCCACGTTGGCACTGAGATTTTGCGAAAGGCGGTCGAGGGCGGCGGACGATTCGACGGTTTGCTCAATGAACCGCTTAACGGCCATGGTGCCGCCAATGATTGCCAGGAACTTGGTCGCGCTCTTGGCTACATTCTCGAAACCTTCGGCGCCGTCTTTGCCTGTTTTCTTGAGCTTCGCGCCGGTCTTGTCCGCTTCGGCGCCGGTATCCTTGAGGCCCTTGTCGACCTTGTTCTTACCCGCGTTAAATTCCGAAGAATCTAACCCAAGTTTTACAACCAAGCTGTCGATAATTGTAGCCATGTGGATTATTCCCGGTTCGCCAAAGCGTTATTGTAGTCATCTACCGTTATGACTTCCAGCATATCGTAGACGTCTTGCACCCCATAAACCGTATCCAATTCATGCAGCGTCGCCATGCGCTTGGAAAGCAACGTGCCGATAACGGCCGAAAGATTCAAGTATTCCGCGAACCCTTTTTGCGGGCCGCCGCCGGGGAGCCTTCGGAGATTGAGGGGGCGGCGGCCCGCAAAAAACCCGTGTGTAATTTCCACACTTCGGCGCGAATCTTCACGCGGGTCGAAATTTCTTCAATGTCCTCTTCAATCAGATTTCGGACAATGTGGGTTTTGCTGGGGTCCGGCATGATTTGGACACACGACCACATTTCAGCAAGCAGCGGTTCCGCGACTTCCCATTTGAGGCCGGACAGGGCGCGAATGCCGACCTCCGCCATGCCCGCCATACCCATGCGGTCAAACCCTTCCGGGACTTCGACGCCGCTTGCCATCAGGGCCAAAAGCGCCCGCATTGCCCAGGATTCCGCCCGGCTGGCTGGCAGTTCGGTTAAAACGAAAACCTTACCGTGGTCGCGGCCTTCGTCTTGAATGGTGTAATTTGCTGTAGTGCGTGCCATTGTGATACCTCTCCGTATCGTGATTCCTCTCCCGTGGTGTAAGGTGCCCCCGGCGTGCTTCGGGAGAGGGCAAAGCGGCTTTATGGGCCTTGCCGGGGGCTAACTGGTGCGCCTGTTACAGCAGCGAACGGTTGACGCTTTCCCAGGTAATGACGTAATCCACGGGCTGCAGGACTTTTTGCGCGTCCGGGATTTGCTTTGCATTCGTGAGAATGCCGCGGGTCAGCGTGAAGGATTCGCCGGTCGAAGGTAACGCGATTGAACCGGAAATGTAGAACACTTCCCGCGCCGTCTTCATTGCCTGAATCAGTGCGGTGAAAATGTCCTTGCTGGGGCTATCGGCCTGCAGCGTAACGGTTTGCTTCGTCGGGTTCGGAATGAAACCGGCAGTCATGCGACCGTCGACGCCCATTTGGACTTCGGCCAGGTCAATGGCTTCCGTGGTGAAAGCCTTGTCGCTGGCGTAGCCGCGAAGCTGCACCGGGGCCGGGAACAAGCCCGCGACCACGATGGTAAAAACGCTGTTCGCGCTGGTGATTGTGGTATCAGCCATGATTGTTCCTTACATGATGTCAATAGATGCGACGTTGATCTTTTGGACCGCGCCGCCGTCGGTGTACCAAAAGTTGATTACCGGCGTTCCGCGATTGCCGCGCACTTGCGCACCAGGGTCGAGGATTTGCAAGTAATAACCTTGTTGCTCAATGATGGTCGAAACGTCCAAACCGGCCGCCTGATTCACTTGGGCTTTTTGCGACGCCGACATGGTAATGCCGGTGCGAATGCTGCCAAAGTTGATACCGGCGGAAATGGGGTCGATCATGGCCGCACGAATAAGCGAGTAGCCGGATTCGTTGTAAGGAATCGACTTGACGCTGGTCAGCAGCGAAAGCAAGGCCAATTGAAATTGAGCGTTCAAATAGACTTGGTCGACAAAGGTATCAACCCATTTCCACTTGCCGGACATTTGGCCGTTATAGAGGAAGTTGAATTGATCGTTTGCGGTCGCATAGGCGCCGTAAAAGCTGTACCCGTTCGCCAGCAGATTTGCGGCGATTTGCTGGTCGGTCACGGTGGGCACGAATCCGCTTTGCGATTTGAAGGCCGAAGTAATGCGGCCATTCAGGCGGCTAAAGTCAATCGACGCCACGGTGCCCAGCATGAACGCGGCCAGTGTCACAGTGTTGTAAACCGGCACGACGCCGTCGTAGCCCAGGGACTTGGCAACCGCACCGAAACAGGTAGTCGAACCGTTGACGATGGCTTGCGCGTCCGTGTCCCAGCAAACGTACATGTAACGCTGATTTTGTGCGTTCGTCCATTCGGCAAAGAGTTGTTTGTCGGCAAGCAAGGGTTCCCACATGGTCATGAAGTCGACCCAATTCTGAGTCGCCGCCTTGACTGCATCCATGGCCGTGGCCGGGGTGTCCGCAATGTCACCTTGGGACAGAATGGCGCCGGTTGCGCTGGTTAGCTTGAGGCCCGCGGACAGGGTGCCGGTTGCATAGCCGATTGTCGAAGAGGCGCCGGTCGTGGCGCTGGTCAAAGCAAAAGTGCTGTTGACCGCATTCCAGGCGCACGTCGGCTTTCCGGTGCCAGTGAAGGCCGCGGCAATCATCGTCGCCGCATTGCTGAAACTGGTCGCCGTCGCAAGATTGACGCTTGAAGACGTAAAGGCCGTGCCGTCGACGGTCACGGTCAGCACGCCGGAAAGGGCTTGCAGTTGCGCCAGGGTCATGCCGGACAGGGAACCGGATTGCAACCAGGCGGCGCGGTCGGCTTCCACAAACGGGGCGAAATACAGCGTGCCCGGCTTGATGCTGGAATTGTCAAAGCCTAAAAAGTAAGTTTGGGCAATGGCGTATTCCGTAGAAGACGGGCCAAAAAACGCACTCACGGCGTCGGCGCTGGCGAACGAACGCACAGACCCGGTCGGGAGCAAAGTATTTTTGGAGAGAATAACGCCGTTCAGGGCCAGCGGATTACCGCCGGAACCAACGACGCCGGGATTGACAACAACAATGTCGCTTGCCGGGATAGTCATTTGTTCACCTCATGAAATAAGTGGTAATCCGCATAATCACACGTCCGCCGGAATAACCAAAGCTGGATAAGCCACGTCGGCAAATTCCTGCGGAACCGTAACAGTTGGATTGTATTGCATTGATGCTGTAAGCGTCCATCGACTTTCGTATTGCTGTTCCCCGGTTAAGAGGGGCGATTGATTGCCGTCGGACGTGTACAGCGGCTTAATGTTCGCGGGGAAATGGGCAAACCCCCAATGCGACCGGAACGCTGTTTTTACGGTCTTGCAAAACTCCCCAGCTTGAGCCCCGTAAAAGTCAATTTGCACGTCGATGCGCGACGGCCCGTAAATTGTGGCGGTCCCAATGGCTGGCGCCGGGTCTTCCGGCGGCTGGTAACCCGTGGCCGGGACGCTCAAGTCGACTTGCAAAATTTCCGTAAGCACGGCGCAAGGATTTGAGGGCAACGCCACCCGGTTGACCTGTGCGCGGACGATTTGGGCGCCAGGCATGAAGGGGGCCAAAAATGCCTTGAGCGCGTCAATAACTTGGTCGACCGTAATGCTGGAAGTGTAATTTGCCATTTATTGCCCCTGCAGCACAATGGCCGCCTTGGTCCAATCGGGCCAGCTTTCCAGCACCTTGACGACAAGCCAGTTTTGGGCGCCGCGTTGGACGATATCGCCGCCGGTTTGATTCGGCCGCACGACTCCCGCCAGGGTGCCGCGCAAATAGATTGCCCGGATGGTGCCTTGAATATTCAGGCCGTCCAGTTGCTTGATATCGTTGGCGTCCAGGGCTTGCACTTGCGCGGGGCCGGTCACAGGGGCGGCGAACGCGGGGACTTGTTTTGCCCCGGCGCCAATGGTGTAACCCGTCGACCGCAAAACGGTAACGGTTTCATTCGGGTTTATGGTGCTGGTCACACTGTTGGCGAGTCCGCGCAAGTCCATTATTCTGATACCTCAATGGCTATTGAATTGAGCATGTGCGACGAGTCAATCAGGGGTTTTGCAAAGCCTTTGGCTTCAATCGTGCTTTCAGCCAGCGCGGGCGTCGTGAAGTCATTTATGCTTTGCTGCAACGCACCTTTGATATCTTCGCCCATCAGAGCCAGCACGCGGGGGCCGTCGTAATTCGTACCCTTTGCCAGCTTTGCCATTTTGTCCGTCCAGGTAGGGGACTCCGCGGCGATCATTTGGCGAAAGAACGGCCGGGCCGGTTGCCCCACGCTTCCAAACTCATTCCAATAGGCCACGGCGGCGACGGGCGTGCCGTCCGGGTACGTGGCGCCTTCCATGAAGCCGACGGCAACCTCTCCCCCGCCCATGCGTTGGGCGATTGCTTCCAGGGCCTTCATGACCCCATCGGAACCGCTGAGAGTGTGGTCGGCCATGTCAATACACCGTAGGCCGGGAAACGTAGCGGAAGCCGCGCAAGCTGGAAGTCGCTTGCCAGAATGCGGCGCCGTACTGTGATTGCTGGAACCATTGCGCGGAGCCAGGGGGCGGGCCTTCAAAGGCGGCGGACACGCTACCTTCACCGGCTTGCGATAGGCGCCCCACGGGCCGCGGCATGCCGTCCGCGCTCAAAGCGCCGCCGATATAAGCGACGTGGGCGGTCAGCATGTTCAAAAGGATGGCCCGGCGGGTCAGGTTCTGCACGGGCGAATTGTTCGCATTGGACAAGTAAAGGCCCGCTTCCGTGAAGTAGGCCCCCAAGGTCGCATTGGCAACCGCCGCAAATTCGGGATAGCGGGCCTTGAAGGCTACCGGGTCGAACACTACGGCGGCCATGGTCTTAGTCCTTGTCGGCTGGCTTCACGCCGCTGGCGCGTTCGTCTTTGCCGTCGGTACGCATAGGCTCAAAGCCGGTTTTGCGGTCCTTGAATTCAGCAGCAACGGCGGCCACATCGGCGGCGCTCTTTGCGACGAAAATTGCGCCGGACTTGACGGCGGGGAATTCTTTATTTACTGCGACCCATTGCTCGAAAAAGTCCGCGTCGACTTCGGTCGTGGAGTAATCCGCGCCAATAATCACGGCCTTGTTTTTGCCCTTGAGTTCGACCGTTTTGGTCGGGTCCATGGGGTGCTGAATGATGATACCGTGGGGCAGTTTGCAACCCACTACGACGATTTTTGCCATTTTCAAACTCTCCTAGTTTGGGATTAAAACCCAGGGGCCGAAGCCCCCGGATTACTTACTTACCGATTCCTTACACGCCCAGCATTTGAGCAATGAAGGCGGGGCGGAAAATCACGGTGCCCCAGGTGCCTTGCGACTTCTTTTGCTTGAAGCTGGAAGACTGCACGACGATAGGGTGCGCCCGCAATTTTTCGGTGAATGCCGTGTCGGCCGTGCGCTGGCCTTCCACTTCGTCCACGATCAGTTGCACCAGTTCCCCGGAAGTGGTGGTGTACTCCGGCGCGGTCTTAATCGTCAGGCCGGGGAAATTCTTTTTCAGAATGTCCGAAACGTTGACGTTAAATTCCGTGGTCTTGGTCAAAGCAACTTCGGAAGTCGGAGACATTGCCAAAGTCATTTTGGTGTCAAGCTGCACCAGGCCACCGGCTTGGGTTTGCAATTGCTTGTAGAGCTTTTGCACGTCCGCCAGCACTTCCAGCGCCGTGGCAACCGCCCAAGTCGTACCGCCCGCGGTCTTCGTGGTGGGCACGATGGCGGCGGACAGGCTAGGGTCGTTCAGCAGGCCATAGTTTTGCAGGCCAGCCACGCCAAAGAAATACGTTTTGTTTTGGAACTTGTTCAACGTCAAGACGCTGGCAATGTTCATGCGGTTTGCCCAGTCGATACGGGCCAGCCCGGCGCGTTCAAGTTCGCGTTCACCCCATTGCGTCATCACTTGATAGTGATAGCTTTGGCGTTGCGGGAAGTTGGAATTGACGCCAGCGACGCCGTTATCGGAATAGTCACCATACGACGAAGTTTCGCCCGTGGATTCCACAACAGGGAACATTGCCGTTTCGGTGGTCCAATCGCCCTTTTTGACTTCGCCGCCGACAACTTCGGCCGCCTTCATCGGGGAAACCAAGATTTCAATCAGCTTGGGGTCGATAAAGGTGGTCAGGAAGGCCGGAATACCGGCATTGCTGGAAGTGATAAGGGCTGGCTGTGCGTCGCACGCAAAGCCGTCGTGTGCCAGGCGCAAGGATGCGCCAGGGCTTTGGAAGTCGACGCCGGGCTGGCCCATGAAATGGACCCCGGCGCGTTCCATCAATGCTTGAAGGATTGGATTCATGGTTTAACCCCAGGTTGAAATTTTGACGAGTTCACCAACGGCGGCGACCGACTGAGCTTTCCAGCCTGTCAGAACACCAGCAACGGCGGTAACGGTTGTCGATGCGGCGTAAGCCGTGGCGCTTTGGTCCAAAGTATAGACCCCAACGCCGCCGGTCGTGCCGCTCACTTGTGAAGCAATCACAGCACCGGAAGGAACGCCGGAACCGCTCACAGGGTCGCCAACATGCAGGACGCCGGAACCAACGGCGGACACGTTAAGCACATTGCCGAAGCTGGTCGCGGTTGCCGCGGAGATTGTGGTCGCCGCACTGGTGACATAGACGCCCGCGCCGCCAGTGGTGCCGCTGGTTTGCGACACAATGGTGGTGCCAGCAGTAATGCCGGTCGTGGTGCCCAGGGTTTCGCCAATGCTGATACGGCCAGTTACAGCCGAAACAGTCAGATTCGTGCCGGAGCCCGAAGCGGTGAAGGTTGCACCCATGGCGCCAGTTACCGAAGCGCCGGTCGAAGCTGCCACAGCGGTGACGTCGCCCGTATCGTAATCGGCATAAATTGCCGAACCAATGGCGGCCGCGTTCGCGCCGGTCAGGGTTGCCCAAAAATCGCCCTCATTGTGGAGAGTGACCGGGAAGCCCTGCGGAATGTTCATGCCCGATTCAGCCAAATAGGTTTGAATCAAAGCCTGTTGTTCGCGGTGGACAAAACCGTTGGGGGCGCGGGTTGCGGTGCCGTGGCTGAGTACGGTAAGACCGTCGTCGTCAACCCAGGCGAATTTACCCACGGTGACGCCGCCCAGGCCAGCAACAAGGCCGCCAGGACCAGCCAGCACGGTTGCCCGTGGATTGGATGATGCAAAGTCACCAGCTACCGCGGGGGCGGGAGTCAGGTTGACCGTTTTTTGAAAGCCGCTCATGGTGGTGACTCCTTTTAAGCGTTACGGAAACGGGCGGCGCCCGGAAACTGCTTATCCAGGCCGCCAGCATCTTGAGCGATGCGCGGGGCCGGAGTGGCAGACTTGGAAGCGGCAACCTTGAAGAGTGCGCGAAGGGCCGGGGCGCCTTCAACATCCTTACGGTCGACCTTCATGTGGTCCAGGGCGAAGCCGTAAACTTCGGCGGCCGAATCCATGCCCATGACGTCGCCAACGATTGCGCGAACATCACGGCGGGCCTCTTCGGCTTCGCGCAATTCCTTACGCAAGCCGTCCATTGCCGCTTTGACGTCGACCGGCTTTTCGCCGTCCTTAGTCATTTTGTCGTCAGGGTATGCGTCTTCGGCCGGTGCCATCAAGAGGCCGCAAGCGGCTTCAATCGTGGCGTCGTCCACCTTACCGGCCAGCAACTTGCGGAGCTTGTCGGCTGGCGATTCGTCAGCAGCGGCGGCCGGGGTTTCGACGGCCTTCGGCTCTTGCTCAACGTCCAAAATCGCGTCGAGAACGGCGTCGAGTTTGTTGGAGTCAAGCGAAGCGTCGAGGGCCAAAAGTTTGGCCCGGACGTCGGCGGTTTTAAAATTCTTGCGGGTTGCCGGGCCTACCAGTGCAGGCAAAGCGGAATCCGCTGCCAGTACAGGAGAGGCCGCGCACAATGCCGCAAAAAGGGCCTTGCCCAGTTTGGTCATCTTCATGGCGGATTCCTTGAAAGTGAAAGGGTTACGGTCGGCCACAACTACATCAGACCCAGCGCGGCCGACCTCAACTAACGCCAGGTGATTTCCTTGAATTTCCGTCATGCGGCCGTCGTATGCCTGGCCTTCAAATTCGCCGGGCTCCATGACTGGCACGTAACGATAAGCGCACGAAAGTTCCCGCACCTTGTCCGTTTCAATGCCAGCAATTGCGGTCGCGTCCCATACGCACAAATCAGCGTCAAGATAGGGAGCGGAAAAAGTTATTTCGGAACCGATAGCGCCGACGACCAGATCAGGCCGGGGCGCATCCACGGTAACGGGTACGTGTTCGGACAGAATGGGCAGGCGGGCAAAGCTGGGGGCGCCGCGCTCCAATTCCACAGGGTCACGAAACAAACGATAAACCTTGTTGGGCTGCAGGCCCAGGGCCTCAAAGCCCGGAATCTCTTTGCCGTAATATGGGTTGACCGTGGCTTTGGAGATATGGGAGCGGTCGACGTGCAACCGCCCGTCGGCATCAATCCGACGTGCTGTACGGTCAAAGGCTAATCTCAAGATAGGCATAGTCAGATTATGGCACGTTCATTAAATTTGAACAATCGTGATGAAACGATTAGATTTACCCGAGAGCCTTGCCACCAAAGCGCATAGACACCCAATCGCCAGCGGCTTGACCAATGACAACAGCGGCGACTACAAACCAGTCGCCATCCATTACGCCAACGACGCCTCCAGATAGCACAAGCAGGCGTACAAGGTTGGCGGCAGCGTTGAGCAAGATTGTTGCCCACTGCTTATCCGCCGCAATTGCTTGCACTGCTGATGTGCGCAGGACCGCATGGGCAAACTGCCCAAGGAAGATCAGAAAAATAGTCATAGGTAGGTGATGAGGGGATTGAAATTAGGCAGATGTCCAGGTGACAGCCAGCGCAGCCGCAATCGCCTTGTGCCCAGTTGGCGAGTAGTGGATGCCGCCGCTGTCGTCAAAGCCTGATTTGAGCGTGTACTGCCCATTGACATCAACAGTCGGCGTGCTCATGGCTGCATCAGAGTCGAGATAGGGCATACCAGATGCGCGCAAAAAGTTGTTGTGTGCAACGCGGAAACTGTCCGATGCACCATATGACTTGACCGCAAAGTTGACCGGGTCCATCGTCTTACGGACTAGCACGCTTGTAGGCTGGTTTGCCACCACAACGGCCATTTTTCCAGACACCCCGCGAGCATCCCCAAGATTGACGCTTGTCATTGGCGTCAACGCATTGTTTGGGCTCCAGTTTTTTACCATGATGACGGAGTTCGGGAAGTGCGGCACCATGATGTTCATCTTTGCCAACCACATATCCATGACGCTGCTTGCGATTGAAAAGTTTGCCACCTCTACCGGCGCAGCCATGGTTGATGCAATCACCTGGAATTCTTGCGGCCATGCCATGCCAGCGCAGCCAAATTGGTTGATGTGTCCGGTGGAGTCATCAAACACCACGAGCTGACGGCCAATTGCACCGCCGCGCAGCGTGTACTCGATGATCACAGGGGGAAATTGGCGATGATCACGCAGCTTCCCGGCGTTTGCGAGTGTCGTCCACCCCTGTGTCGTTACCCAGTCTTTGGCGTTTTGGATCATGCACCGATGCACACGCCCGTAAGGTGCAGTGGTGGCATCACCTTGCTGATCAAGCGTGGCGCCTTGAGCCACGCCTGTGGATGGTGTGGTGTCCATCTCAAGGTAGGTACGACTCACGCCAGCCGGGTAGCTGATGCCGTAGTACAGCAGCGGAAGTATGCCGCCATCAGCCCGATCTACGCTGGGGCAGGTAAGTGAGTTGCTCCAAGTCACGGAGGCTTGCGGGCCACCAAGGTCTACACCACCAGTCGTCCCGCTTGCAACCACAGCAGCATCAAGGGTCATGCCCAAATGCTTGTTCCATGTTTTAACGCGGCCAATAGGGCTATCGTCGCCTCCTGATGCGGTGTCATACAGCCCCATGCTTGCAGGCAGTGCGTCCACACCGGCCCCAAGCGTTGAGCCCGCGCAGACCATCACATTGACACCTGCCACTGACGCACCTGCGGCATTGATGACACCGATGCGCACAGAGTCAAAGTGCGCTTCCAGGGCGCACACACCCATCATTGAGTATGGATTTGTGACTACAGGCACTGCAACAGGGATAAAGCCATGCAGGGCTTTTTTCAGCACGCCGGTTTTTGGCAGTCGGCTGCTCCCGCCAAGACTCATCGGCAACCCCGTCTCAGGGTCCAAAATTTCAAGCTTCCCGGTGACACTATTAGGTTTTCCATAAATCGGCACACCCTCATACCCCTCCAGCCCATAGTCAGCCGTCCCACTAACGCAAGTCACATCGAGCTTTGCCGGTACGCCATACGGCCCAAAGACTTGATTTGTCGAGGCCAGCGTGGTCGTGGTTGATGGTGCGCCGTAGATGCCTTTAACGGTCGTTGAGCCACCCACAGCGCTCACCGTGTAAGAGTCTCCAGGAGCGAGTACGAGGCTGGCAGTGATGCCCGGTGAGAGTGCTGGCATGGTGATTCCTTAAACGACCATGAACATGGACGCGGTAGATGGGTCTGGGCCGATGAGGTCGGAAACAATGCCTGATGTGTCGAGCGCGGCGAGTGCGCGGCGCAGTGCGGACAGGTTATCAGTGGACGCGAGATGGTGTGTCAATTTCTGGTGCGACAGCCGCCACCTACACAGTGCAGCCTGATGATGTAGTGCCATCAGGGATGACGCCAAAAATACTTAGTTGCACTGCAACTGGGCTGTCAAACGAGGCCAGCGGTATCTCAATTCCGGCATCAACGTCATCAGGATTGCCGATTGATTCGCGCATTGTTTACGAGGGTGACAGCATCACTGCTTTTGAAACGACCAACGGGCAAACATTCCAGTTTTACGCAAATGCCCAGTCTGGCGCAAAGCTCTACTACCCAAAAAATGCCTGCCTTGCAGTAGGCGGACAGCAAATCGGGCAGCGTGGTAATTCGCCAGCAACTTACATGGCAGATGCTGGACAGATTGCAGCAGTTGTTGCGCAGGCACCTGCTGTAGTGCACTTTTTTGCAGGCACAAATGACATTGCCCACGGCGACCTCAATGATGCCCTGATTTTTGCAGACTTGCAGACGTGCCTCACTGCATACTTCGCAGGTGGTGCTCAATATGTGATTGTTGGCACTGTCATTCCACATAACCCAACAGGTGATCCGGGATGGTCAGGCGCTATGGAAACAGCGCGTCTTGCGCTAAATACACGCATCAGAACCCTTTCAGGGCTGGATTCGCGCATCAAAGTTGCAGACTACGCGGCTGGGGTATGGGACTTAACTGCCGCATTGACCACATATCAGACCGATGGCGTTCACCCCAATTTTATCGGCATGAAGATCATTGGCGACATCCTTACACCAGTGCTCAATAGCATTACCGTGACTGACTCAATTACGCCAACATATTTATCTGCAAGCAACCTGCTTCTGGCTGCGAATAACCCGGCACTGACGGGTACAGCAGGGTTAAAACAGGCCGGAACCGGGCCAGCACCGACGGGTATTGTTGCGGATTTGTGGGCTGTGCGAAACAACATGGCGGGGTCAACCATTGTCTGTAGCAAAGCAACCCTCAATGGGGCTGAAGCGCAGCAGATTGACATCAGTGGCACAGCAACAAGCTCGGCAGGGGCAGTAAGGCTTAACACCACTTGCACTTTTAACGGCCTTACTGGTGAGGGTTACGAGGCTTGGTTTGATGTAGAACTTGCTTCTGGATGCGTCAACGTGCGCGGAATTGTTGCAAGCTGTGATAGCTCTTACTCGGTAAGCAGTGGATCGGCATATGACATGAGCAGTGCGGGGCTATCTGGCGTGGTACGCACAAAACTTGTCACACCGCTTGCAGCCGGTGATACATCAAGTGTCATTCAGCTCGCCATAAATTTTGGAACTGCTTCTGCGGTAGCTGCGTCAATCAAGATCGGCAAGCCTGTATTCCGCAAGATCACAGCGGCTGCGCCACAGTAATCTAATCCCCTCATCACGAGGGTTTGATCCGAAAGGCCAGCCATAGCGCTGGCTTTTTAACGACTTCCGTGCGTCCCTAGCATTCGGATTTATGAGTTCACTATCCGCATGGGCAAACACAAGCAA